GCATGAATTCGCCGGCAAGCGCCATCCACCGGCGCCATTGGTACAGGGCAAAGCCACACGTCCCAATGGTCACGACGTCAAGCGCTAGGTGGAATTTCTGTATCGCGTTCATGGATGCCTTTCGAGGCCGGTAGAACGTCACTCACCGTGCGGACCACCCGCGCGAGCTCGGCCATCGCCTCCGCGTACAGCACGCTTTCCTCATGCTCATTGTGGTGCAAGGCCGCTTCCGCGGCGCGCCGGAGCATATTCACCGAGGCCCGTAAGCGCGCATTGTCGGCCGTGAGCGTAAGGATCTCGCCCCCGGCCACGCGCAAGCTCGCGTCCGCGTCGGCCCGTTGGCCCACGGCCGCAAGCGCGGCATTCGTGATTTTGGCGTGGATCTCCGCGCTCCGGCGCCACGCCGTCCAAATATGCGAAAGCGCCGCGAGCGATAGGCCCGCAACGCTCCCCGTTGCCGCGAATAGCAAGTACTCGGCTCCGCTCATGGGTGGCCCTCCCGATCGAGATCTCTCCCGAGAAGGTACCCGCACGCCGTGAGCCCGCAAACGATGCCGAAATTACCGAGCGGATCGGGGCCCGTGAGCGCCACGAGCGCAAGGGAACACCAACAAAGAACGATGATCGTGCGCATGCCCCCCTTGCCATGATCGTCTCCCGGTTCACCTGTCATACGTAAAAGCACGGCGTGGCCCGTTGCCCACAAGCCACGCCGCGCCCCCATTCCCTCTCGTGCAATCGAGGATCCGAGCTCGGCAGTGTGTGAGCTCGGCCCCCCTCTTCCAACGCGGCCCACGAAAGCACCAAGGCCACTAGGACGGCAAGCCTATAGGCGACGAACGCGCGGCATGAGTCGCGCATATTGACTGACAATCAATGACGGCTTTTACTTGCGATCAAATGAGCAAACCGGGACCACAACCGGCCGCGAAAACGAAGCGACGCAAGCGCCGCTTGCCGGCGCTTTCCGTGACGGATCGGCGCGCGGAGTGCCTCGAATTGCGCCGGCAAGGTCTCCTGTACGCGCAAATCGGCGCGCGCCTCGGGATCGGCGCCGCGACGGCGTGGCGCCACGTCCAGCTTGGTATTGCCGCGATTATTGCCGAGCCGGCCAAAGCCGTTTTGGCAATTGAGCTCGAGCGTCTGGACACACTGTTTCAACCGCAATACGAGAAAGCGACGACGCTCGGAGACGGCCAAGCGTGCGTGTCATGCCTCCGCATCATGGAGCGGCGCGCCAAGCTCTTGGGGCTCGACGTCCAAGAGCGGAGCCAAGCCGGCGCGGCCATGGGCCTCGCCCCGAACGCGCCACGCGAGGAAGCAATCGCGGTGGCCGAGGCTTTCTTGGCCTCGTTGAAAGCGGAGGGCCGGACCGATGACGAGTGACGATCTCGGGTGCCTCGAATTCGAGCCGGATCCCGACTTGCCCCCGGTGTGGGCCATTCTCGGCCGCGCCGTCGCGCCGGAGCTCACGCCCGAAAACTGTTTCGAGCAATGGGCCACGCTCCCCGTCGTGGACACGAGCGACGAGGCGATCGCCTTTGCCGAGCTCGTCAAGGTGTGCGCGGAGGCCGGCATATGATGGGCGTTACCAAAGCCGGCCCGCGCTTGCTCCCCCCCGAGGCGTACTTGCCCACGTTCGAGGTGCAACCGTTCGAGCTCTTGGGGTGCAAGTTTGGGCTCCGGCCGTTCGGCGAGCGTGACCGCGGCTTCTTTGCGGCCACGTGGGGCCGCACCTATCGGCACCTCGCAAAAGTGCCGGAGCAAGTGTTTCGGGCCGAGCATCCCAAGGTGATCGATCGCCTCTTGCTCGCCTCGCGTGGCGTTGTTGTCTGCTCGCCGGACGTGCCGTCCACCATCTTCGCGTGGGCCCTCGGGGTGCCCGGCGATCGTGCGTGCCTCCACTACGCATACACGGTGCCGGAGCTCCGCAATCTAGGCGTGGCCCGTGCGCTCATTACGGAAGTGATTGGGGGCTACCCAAGCCGGATCTTTTGCTCGCACCGGTGGCCTCCCAAGGGGGGCAAGGCCCACCCGCGTTTCCACTTCAATCCGTACCGCATTCACGTGGGGGCCTAAATGTCCAAGCTGTATCGCGTTGCCATGCTCGAACCGGCCGTCATCCCTGGCACGATCACGCCGCTTACGATTTGCGATCCGTACAACCGCGTCGAGCACAAGGGCATTGAGCTCGACGAAAGCCCCAAGGGGATCTCGATTACCAAGGGGATCTTTACCGAATTGATCCCGTGGGGGAACGTCCGGTTTGCCTCGTACCGTCGGCCCGTCGATCCGATCACCAAGGGCCGCACCGATGCTCCGTAAGACGGCCCATGGTGTGGTGGAAGCGCTCCGGCAACGCGTGACCGACGTGTGGCCAACGTGCGATTTGTGCGGAGAGGCGCTCGATAAGATCGAGCTTGCGGAACGCGCCGGCCCCACGGCCGTGCGGGTGCTCGGCACGCATCATGGGTGTGAAGAGCTCGCCACGTTCGAGCTCGGCACCGAGCATTGGGATCCTACGGACGTGCACCGGGCCGTCCGTGGCCATCGTTGGTTTCGCCCGGAGGCTCGCACCGACGACGAGGCACGCATTCCGCTCGACGTGGACTCGATCGCGAAAGGGGTGGCCGAATGAATGCGCCGGCCTCGTACCCGCCGACGCTCGTAAGCGTCGCCTATCGGCCGCTTCCGTGGCACGTCCGCGTGTGGCGCGGCTTCCGTCGCTTTCTCCGGGGGCACCTATGACGGCGCGCAAGTTTGAAACGAGCGTCCAAGTGGCCGTGCGGATTCCGGCGCCGCTCCTTTCGCTCGCGGACGAGCTCGCGCGGGAAATGAGCACCGAGGCCATGCCGGTCACGCGCTCCGATGCACTGCGGATTGCCCTGCGGGTGGGGCTAGACAAGATCGCGGCGCGCGAAGGGGTAACCCTCCCGGCCGTCGATCCGTCTGATCCCTAGTGCTCGCCGGCGCGCTCGACGCGCAAGCGATCGGCCGTGCGTGGCTTGCCCGCGTGAGCCTTGAAGAGCTCTTCACTCACGAGCTTTTGTTTGGCGTACCCGCGTCCAACGCGCAACGCGCGATATGCCGCGTGGCCGAGGGCCGGCCCCTCGGGGAGCTTTGGAAGGATCCCGACGTCCGCGCGATCTTCCGCGGCCGCAAGCCCAAGGGCCGGCCGACACACCTTGCCGTGGTCGCGGGGATCCGCACCGGCAAGAGCCTGCTAGCGGCGTGCATGGCCTTGCACGCGGCCGTGCGTGCGGATCTCTCCGTATGCGGGCCCGGCGAAGTGCCTCGCGGCGCGATCTATTCCACGAGCCTCGATAACGCCCAAGTCATTTACGATCACTTGGCCGGCCGCGTGAGCGCCTCGCCGGTGCTCCGGAGCGTGCTCCTTTCGGATCCCACGTCGTCGCGCTCGCGGCTCTTGATCGAGCACCCGGCGAGCGGCCGGCCCGTCGAGATTTGCACGCTCGCCGGCAAGCGTGCCGGCGCCTCCGGCGTGGCCCGGTGGATGGTAGCGGCCCTTTTTGACGAGTACGCCCGCATGACGGGCGACGAGGCCGAGGGGGTTGTAAACTACAAGGATACGCTCCGCGCCGTCCGGCTCCGTATCGTGCCCGGGGGCTACCTCGTGTCCACGAGCTCGCCGTGGGCGCCGTACGGGCCCGCGTACGAGCACGTCGAAAACCATTGGGGGGAGCCGACGCGCGATCTCGTGGTCGTGCGGGCCAAGGCGTACGAGCTCAATCCGTCCTATTGGACCCCCGAGCGCGTTGACGAGGCCAAGAAAAACCCCGACGAGTACCGCACCGACGTATTGACCGAATTCCTCGCCCCCGAGGCCGCGTTGCTCATGCCGGAGCACGTGGAAGCGGCGCAACGCGAGGAAGGTGGCGATGCGCCTCGCATCGCGGGGGCCTCGTACACGGCCGCAATGGATCCCGCGACGCGCGGCAACGGGTGGACGCTCGTGGTGGCCACCCGTGACCACGCCGTGCGTCGCATCGTCGCGATCCGGGAATGGCGCGGCACACCGGCCTCCCCGCTCGATCCCAAGCAAGTGCTCGGAGAGATCGCCGTCGTGCTCCGCAAGTACGGCGTGGCCTCGATCGACACGGACCAATGGTCCGGAGATGCGCTCGCGGCCCTCGCACGAGAGACGCGCGTCCAAACGCCGGAGGGGACCGTCCCCTACCCGCTCCGCTTGCACCTATGGCGCATGACCGATCGCGAGAAAACGGAGCGCTATTTGGATCTCCGTTTGATGCTCGCCACGAGCACGCTCGAGCTCCCGAAAAACGGGACGCTTGCGCAAGATCTCGTGCGGCTCAAAAAGCGTGTCACGACCAACGGAGCGTCGATCGTGCTCCCCGAAACGAGCGACGGCCGGCACTGCGATTTCGCGCCGGCCCTCATGCTCGCAATGTCCCGTTACTTGGACGATGTGCCGGCCCCCATCGTCGATCCCATGGCCGAGGAAGTGGCGCGTATGCGCGCCGCGTCCGAGCGCCGTTACCTCCCGCACGACGACGAGGATCCATGAGCTCGAGCATCAAACCGCAGATCTACCCGTGGTGGATGAAAGACCCCGCGAACCGCAACGAGCACTTGTGGCCGCGGCTCACCACGCTTGTCCGCGAGCAATTCCGGAAGCAACAACAACGCTATTTGACGTTCCGCAAACACACGGCGATCCGCGAGTACGGATACAAGGCCGCGGACAAGCTAACGACGAAATACGGCCGCTACTCGGACGATACGATCCTTGCGTTCAATCGCGCCCAAAACGCGGCCGATACCCTCGTGTCCACCGTTATGGGGGCCAAGATCCTCCCGATGCTCGGTACCAACGGGGGCGATTGGGACGATCGGCAAGCGGCCGAGCAAGCCACGCAAGCGCTCGCCGGCTTGTTCGACGAATACGACGTGGAAACCGTCCAAGAGGATCTGCTTTACGACGCGGTGGATAGCGGCACCTTTTTTTGCAAGGTGTATCCCGACTTCGAAAGCGGCCAAGTGTGCGTCGATCGCACGCCGTACGACGACGTTATTTTTGACGATGCCGAGACGCGCTACCGCCAACCCTTGTGCATGTACGAGCGCAAGTTTCTCGATCGCTACGTGTGCGCCGATCGCTACGGCGTACCGGATTCCGCGTTCGAGGGGACGGCCGCGATGCGCCGCGAGGCGATCATGCGGGCGCAAACGACGCCCGATCTCAGTGACCAAGAGTGGTCGCCCGATATCGTGGAAGTGTTCGAGGCGTGGCGCAAACCGACGATCGTGTACGCGCCGGATGAAGGCGATAAGTACCCCGATGACAGCTCGTCCGGCGATCTCATGGCCAAGGCCAAGAGCTCCGGCAAGCGCGTTCGCAAGCCCACCATGGGCCGTCACGCGCTCGTGATCGAGGGGGCCGATATCGTTGACGAGGCGTACAACTCGGCCTCGTTTCCGTTCATTATCGGAGCGCCGCGCCGGAGCCGCGAGGGCATGTGGGGAGTGCCGCTCATGCGGCAACTCGCGCCGGGCCAACGCGAGTGCGAAATCCTGGACGGCAAGTTTCAGCGGGCCCACCGGCGCATGGGTGGCTCGCACATTCTGGTCCACAAAAACGCTGCGATCCAAAAGCGGCAACTCACCAATGACGTGGGCGATATCTTGGAATGGGACGGCAACGTGCCCCCCCAAGAATGGACGCCGGGCCCGGCCAACCCGCAATCGTACGAGTACCTCGCGAGCGTTGAGCAACGCATGCTCCGCTTCATTGGGATCCCGGAGCTAAGCGCCCAAGGTCAAGTGCCGGCCGGCCTCCAACAAGCGA